TTTTCCTAGCACCTTCAACATCACCTGCCTCTAAAGCCTGATTTGCCCTGACGATAGATTCGGTACTGTTCTCGTCTACGGCTGCTTGGGTTTTCTCGTTTTCCTTTTTAATGCGAATATCAGCCTCAATCTTATCATCAGCGGCCTTTTCTCTCTGCCGGACAACTTCATTACCGAAGGCTTGAAACTTTCCACTAAAGTCAGGCGTTACTTGCTGAAGGGCAATCAATGGATTTAATGGCATGTCAAGGCTCCGTAATTCACATATTTAGTACCGTCTATCTCTTGTACAGCGTCAGGAAAGACCTTTTCTACATCCTGTGCCATGACGCCCATATTAACCTTATCCTCGCCCTTGTAGGTGAATAAATAGACAGGGAGCCCGTTACTCATTGAACCGACCTTCTGAATATTCTCTTTTTCGCGTTCGTCAGATAATTGAAAAGCAGTCATACCCGCACTCAGCAAGTTACCAAATCCTGTGTTTGCGCTTTGGGCATCACCGATAATCCCTGCGGCTTGAGCGTTACCCTGCTGCGTATAAAGGTCTGAGATTGTTCTACCCGTCTGTTGGGTTATATTGGCCTGACCTGTAGCGGCATTAGCACCCAATGAAGCGAGATTCTGCCTGCGATTGATGTCAGAGGATAAAAGATCGTTACCCAATAGCAGTAAAGACTTTTGCAGGGCTTCTGCCGTACCACCTGAACCAACCTTCCCTCTAGCCGCAGCATTCTGGAATATCCTTCTCTGAGCATCATCGGCCAAAGCGCCATAAAACGGGCTTTCAGTTATCGACTTTCTTTGCGCTTCGGGGTCGGTAACTAATTGTCCAAGCTGACCTAGATCGGTAGTGCCTACCTTGAGAAATGGCGCAAGGTCTTTTCTTGCGATGTCACGCGATTCCTTTTGGAATTCGATAGACTTTTCTGCGGCTGCAACCTGCGCGTCAGCAGCATCACCAGCGGCACTGCTACCGCCGAAAAAATCACCAACGATGCTCATGTGTACTCCATAATGTATTTTTCATATTCGATTCCGTTTTTCAGAAATAGCTTGTCGCTAATTCCAATCTTTCTAAATCCTGACTTTTTGGCAAAGTTAATCACTTCCATGTACAAGGTCGGTATCTCAACATAAACCTTATCACACAGGCATGAATCGAGTGCCAGTTTTATGAACTCTCTTGAATATTTACGGTAAGGCTTTAGAACCTGGAAATGCGCCTTACAACCTAGACTTGAAGCATGTAACGTGAAAAGACCGATAATCTCATCATTGAGATAGCCGCCAAGATAAAGCGGCTCTTTCGGGAAATTAAAGACTTCCGGCAAAACCGAGTCATCGGTAGTCCGGTCAAATAATTCAGGGTCAAAGACAACCCGCCTGATTTCTTCATCAGAAGCCTGTCTTATGTGAATACGCCGATTCCCGTTGATGAGTCCAACCCCGCTTCAAGTTCAGCCACTCTTGCCTGTAGATTGGCGATAACGCTTAATAAAGTATTCCCCTCGTCCTGTGAGGCAAAGCCCCATGCAGAACCAACACCGCTATCAATCAAGTCCTGTAATGCGTAATCAGGGGTTCCGGGTGCTGTATGGGTTATAGTCGTTAATTGTGCTGTCATGGCAGCCGCCTGGTCTACGGCATCAGCACCAAACAACCCAACATCACCATCAACAACCAATCCTCTGCCAACCCTTGACCAGACGATAAAGTTGCTTCTGATTATTGCATTAAAGAAATCCTTTAACTCAGGGTCATCAAGAATCTTTTTTGGCAGTCTTTGAGGCGGTGGTGGTGCGGGTACATGACTCATAACCCAACCTCCAGATCAGCAGATGCCGAATGAATAGAATAAAATACCGGGTCTGATGTCTTGATTCTTATAATTCTGTTGTAGAAACTACCCAGTACATGCCATTCCACCTTGTAGATAAAGTCGGCCATTTTACCAACCATACCCCACATCTCAGTAGACCAAGTATTCCCACCGTCATCTGAGAATTGAAGCATGACAACGGGTTCAGAGCCTTGCCCTGTTAATATTCCGACTCCCTTTTCCATAATAAGCTCGAAGCGGCTCATTTCCATCAGCTTGCCCGGAGCCTGCGCCAAACCACCATGAAGAACTGCGGTGTCTCTTACCCGTTGTATTGGTGATCCGTTTTCATCATAAGTCTCCAAATCCAGCTCGTAGATATTCCCGTTTGAATAGTCAGAAACAAGATGTTTCCTGAAAGCATAGGCATATGAGTTTGCAACATGCCTTCCGGTTCCTACTCCAGATGCAAGATCAAACCAGTCATTTGCGTCCTCGGAATAACAAAAAGACCTGTTCGCGCTTGGAAACGTAAGATAATAGAAATTCTGGCTCTGAATCTTAAAACAAAACCCTATAGCATCATCAATGGCTGTGAATTTTCTTATCGCGTTCGATAGCGCAATGGTTGAAATATGCTCTGCATTAGAGCCGATCACCTTGTGAACGCTTCCGTCATCACCGAGAAAGTACAGGTACTTGTCGTTGTTGGCAACAGAATGAAGCGCGGCAAGCCCTTCGGGGATAATACCGCCTTCAATACGGTCAAACGGGGGAGAACCTACACCCGAGTTATACCATGTCTCCGTTGTAGCGGTTCCAAACAAGTATAATATCTGGTTAAACACATAGGGTCTTACCAGACTATCTGGATGACTTTCAGCCGTTGCATAATTAAGCCCGTCTACACTGGTAGCATCCCCAACATCAGATGTAACAAAACGACCGTTATCGCCGTCATAAATCATCTGGTTATTAAGATGAGCAACCGCGTTAGGTGACTCAAGGTCTGAATCTGTAATTTGCGCTAAAGTCGTTCCGTTCCACAAATAAGCTGTCCCTGCTGTTACAACGACCAAACTGTTTACAATGCCCGAAAACACGCAAGGGCTATTACCGGGTATCGTCCCTATAAATGTGTGTTTACCCGCGTTATTGACGCTGTAAAGCGTTGTCCCGGTAACTTTGTATAAAGTCCCGTTATGATTATGCATTCCCCTGTCAGTACCATTAGCAGTACCGAATATTTTTAATCCTGGGAATGAGTTTAGAACATAATTACTCTTACCGCCCTGAACGTCCTGTTTTTCAGGATAGAAGTTCCTTGTTACCTGATCTGACAGGAAAGACGACCTGTGCTGGCTACTTGGCCCCGTCAGGTTGATGGGTATGTTGGGCATTAGTAATTCTTTGGTTCATCGAGCGATTCAAAGGCTGGCGTCGTTAAAAGCCTGATTTCCCTCTTTGCAGTCTCTCCATTAACACCTACCTTCAACAGGATTCTCTGCGCTCTTGCCTCTGAGACGCCATCAAAGTAAACAGAATTATAAGCGACCAAGGCAACCATGTGAGGAACAATGTCATTAGGAACTGAAGCGGTACTCGCCCACGTTGCAAGCCCCAAGGTCTTTAGCTGGTTATAGACCTCAGTATAAGAGTCACCAATACTCACATCGTCCTGATTTTGGGCGGATTGACCCAAACGAAGGACACCCAACATCTGTAGGGCTTTCGCTTTTACTTCGGCCTTGGTAGACATTATTTCTTATTCGCCAGCTCACAACGTTCGTTCATTACGCGGTCTTTTTCACGCTGATCGTTGGCCTTTTTCTTTTCAGCCTCGTCGCGGGTAAACATGAGATCAGAGTCGATTTTTCCAGAGACAAAGGCGCTGTTATTGGAAATCTTCGCCAAAACCAGCGGATTACTGACCTTTGTGGCCTGACCACGGACGAACTTCTGCATCCCCATGAAGTTAATCAGGTGAGGCGGTTCGTCACCAGAACCAATATAGGTGAAAGTCCTGCCGGTCGATTCAATAGAAACCACCTTTTCCTCGGTCTTTTCAACAACATCTTCGATGTCTGTCTGGCTGAATTTCTGGTTGTACAGGGCGATAACGTCTTTATTCGACCTCGGAACAGGATTAACACCGGCATCTTTCAAGACTTCACGCATTTGCTTGACTTCCATAATGACTCCTATTTTACGATAGTTGATTCTGTAAGCGTTTTTACAAGTATACCAGACTCAACAGCCCTCGCTGTCTTTGAGAGTCTTTCGTAAACCTGCCTTGCTCCATCGTGGGACGTATAATCTACCTGAAGGTTACGGATTTGTTGGTCAATATCATCCATCCTTTTTTGATGAGCATTGGCAATCTGCATAAACCCGTCCTCAGTAAATAGTCCCTCCTTTTTCATGCCCCAGTCCCTGCCCTCAACATACGTTCCTTTAAATAACGAAGACTCCTTAGGTATCGTTATCTTTATGCCTTTGGCTTTAGCATAAGCGATCCACGCATACATCTCGGGGCGTTGCTTGAAGAACTCATGGTTATCCACCGCCATGTCTACACCGTAGATACCAATCTCTCTTGCCCCCTTCAGTATTGCAAACCCGATCATATAAGCGGGAGATGAACTTAAATATTCGCCATCCAGAATCTGGTTTACTTCGTCTGTCGGGTAATAAGCGATATGGTCGCCTTTAAATGCAAACTTCTCACTCACTACCATCGGGTAGCCTTGGTCGAACAACCATTTCGGGTAATTCGGGTCTTTGTCTGAAAGATCGTCGTGTATCTCAAAAACTCTGGTAACCCTTCTTCCGTCGTAGTCTTTTAATTGATTGCCTAACACCCAGATTTCCCATTCAGGGTCATCGAACGGTGCCAGCATTTGTGATGACGGCGAACCACCGACAATAGCTATTTTCACCAGTTATGCCTCTCTATTTGTCCATCAAAACTGCTAACTACCGGAAACGGGAAATATTTTGATAGCTTCT